TGTAGGATCATAGGATAATGCTCCAATCTCAAAACCAATTCTGGGAAGAGTAATTGCCACCGATTTTGTGATTGATGGGTCTTCCCTCAGTCTAACTAAAAATTTCTGTTTGGGCCCGTATGCTAACGGAACCTTCATTGATTGTTGTAAATTCCCAGAACTATCTTTTCTGGTAATATGAATATCGTTGAAGATGGTTCCAAAACCTATGACACATCTTCTAATTGTCTCATGATAGAATGTATTTCCAAGCATTATGTTACCTCACCAAATGGGTTTCTTTCTGTAAAATCAAGTATGGAATCACCTTGAGTTTCAAAGTATTCTGAATCAGAAGAGGAATCTATTGTATCAACATTGTAAGCCTCACTTACAATGAAATCTCCATCTTCTGTCAATAGATAGTTAGTTCCAGAATCAGTATCATCTTCTAGAACAATTTGATATTGAAGAGCATCTAAAGACTCTGATGTTTCAATAGCATCTATTTCTGCTATACCAGTATCCAGATCCTCATGACTGTAATCAAACGTGCGACATCGCATTTTGAATACAGGAAGATTACTTAACTGGTAAAATGGATCGTCATGATCCACAAATGTAATCTCAAATAATTTCTTTGCTCGGGGAAAATAAATTAGATCCCCTTCGTTTGGTCTTGTAGATACGATAAGATTCTGATCAGTAGATACCAACTGCTCAAATCTTCGTTTAGAAACTACCCATGTGGCTTCGTCTTGAACATCAAGACCAAACCTAGTCATCATTTCTTTTTGACCTTCAAAACCCTCAAAATTATCTAGGTACATTTCAATGATATATGCATCATTGAATGAACTTAATGTGTCCTCCCCAAAAAGAGTATCCTCTTTTACCAACTTTCTTGGTAGGTAATATACATCCTGACCAAATGCTCTGAGTTGTTCTATGATTATATTTTCATAGAGTCTCTGTTCACTTGTTGTGCCTGTATCAAAATAGACATTAGTTGGCATATTATCCTATCATCATGTCTGCGGGCAGACCATACCCATTAAGTATAGACTCTTCTAATAATTTAATTTCTTCATCAGCTTGTGTATAAATTGTTTCTCCGTTCAATTGTATTCCTCCTAACATGGATACCCCATTGAACTTTATTAGATTAGCACCCCATTGTCTTTTGATAAGTGCCGTTGCATATTTTTTTAACCACTGATCATTGTATATGTCTGTATATGTAGTTGGATCAAGTTTTCTATAACATTCAATAATGATATATTGATCCTCTGTAACTCTTTGGCCCCAATCCATGTCTAAGTAAATTCTGTTCTGATGTTCGTTAAATCGGATTGGAACTTCACCTGTGAGAATATGATCCAAATGATCAAGATGGTTCATTATCATGTGATAGTTTACCATTGAGTCGCTAGTATAATCCATAATGTCCCGAGCTCGGACATGATATTTTATGGAAAACATACCTAATCCATCAACATCTGAAAGGGGAAAAATACGTAATACTGATAATACTGAAGTAGGAATTGGTATCCATACTTGTTGTTCTTCCCATGCATCAGTTACAGAATTATCAATTGCATCTGTTACGTTTGTAGATACATTAGACTCACCTCTTGTATTATCTGCGGCTGTAATTTTATGTTTGAGGTACATTCGTTCCACACCCTCCATGTGATAATTTGCATAATATTGAAGTGCCTCATCTACTCTATCATCACATTGATCTGGATCAACATTGATATCAATAACAGGTTTGCCCAATGCACGTAAGCAATATTCTTTGAGTGTATCTTTTGAATTTGGTGTAGCCATAGTTTATCCTAATGCGATTGCGAATGCTGATGCCTGGGCACTGACATGAGTTTTTACTGCGGCCTCTGTAACTAATTTTGTTTCACTTGCGGTTGTAGATGTGAATGCAGAGGTTGCTCCGGCCGCATCAACTAAAATTCCATCTATCACTTGTCCTGAATCAAACTGTAAATTACCAGACAATCCTAGATTTGTGACCCCACTCAATGCACCATTCATTGTCAGACTTGTTACTCCTGTGAGTGTTCCTGAGATTGCAAGGTTTCCAGTTGATGTTATGTTTCCTGTTTTTATGTTTGCTTGACCTGAGACATTGACATTTCCAGATACAACTCCTGTATCTGTAGTTGTTATAAAATTAAAAAGATCTTCACTTTCATCCCAGATAAGAGCAACATTTGTATCTGAACCCCTTTCTGTAACAAATCCAGAGTCGTATGTATTTGATCCAGTAACAGCTGTATTTAATGCAATAATTGGATCTTCAGTTGCAATCTTAACTGTCTCTGTGAAATCTCCTTGAACTGTAAGATTACCAGAGATAGTTGTATTTCCTGTTACTGCAAGTGTCGTTCCATCAAAAGTAAGATTTGCCTCATCAGTTAAATCAGATGTTCCATTACCTGTAAGAATTCTGTTTGCACCTACAGTTGCAAGTCCAGTTCCACCAAGAGGAACACCTACAGTATCTCCATCAGCTGACCTAAATTCAGCAAGACCTGTTACGTTTCCAGATCCGTCAAATAGTCCTTTTAAGGGTATCTTATCAGCCATATCTAAATCGGTACTGAGGTTGTTCCAGATGGTACTTTAATATCATTATCAAAAGTTATGGGTTGTGCCTCTGTATGTTGATGAGCATTGAAAACTGCTCTTGATACAAAGTGTCCCTGAAATAATGAAAACAACATCATCTGTTGAAATATATTATAAGTCGTGGCGGTTCCATCAGCTTTCGTAAAGTTCATCTTGAACCCTGTCACTGATATACCACCTACTGTTCCATCTGCCTTGGTAAAATCTAAAGTAGCAGCAACATCTTCTCCACCAATTCTCTGAATTGCATTATTATGATCTTTGGTGAATAATCGTAGATCTGCAAGATTTAATGCAATCTCTCCTTGTGCTATATCAGATGCCGTTGGTGTATCACCTGTAGTCTGACTACGTTTATGTTGTATTGCTAATGCCATTAAAATGTTCCAGCGTCAAGAGATGATTCCCAAGTGATCGTATCTGATCCTTCATTATAAAACAAAATTTTATCAGTAGATCCACCACCATCAAGTGCAGAAAATACATCACCAGTATTTGCAACCAATACAGATCCCTTTGCAGCTGTAGTCAATCCAGTTCCACCTTTAGTTGGTGCTATCGTAGAACCATTCCATGTTCCAGTTGTAATTGTACCCAAGGTAGTAATAGTATTTTGTCCAACATAATTTGTTGCAATGTTGATTGCATCTGCACTTACTGTAATACGATTTGCAGTACCTACTGCATTGATTGTGTTTGCACTAGCACCAGTTCCTTTTACAAGACCATTGCCTGGGTCAATTTGTCCTGCACCAGAAAATTGAGTAAATGCTATTGCAGTACTACCTACTGTTATAGTTCCGTCAGTTGTAACAACATATCCATTATCTGCATTTGCAGTACCCTCTTCAACAAATACAAATGTTCCACCAGTAACTTCTGCGTTTTCATCAAAATCACTTGCACGAGCAGGAGAAGAACCTACAACATAGATACCATTCTCTGATCCTGTGGTTTGATCTTTTAATAAAACCCGATCATCGTTAGCAAGTGTTACTCCATCAATTGAATCACCTGAATTTAAAGCATCTGAGATGTTTGTAATATTTGCGGTTGATGCAGCTCTTACCGAATCTTTGACATCAAGTCCTGTTTTGATTGCATCAACATATTGTTTAGTTGCAAGAGAGTTGGTTCCAAACCCACTTCTATCCTTATATCCAGATGGTACTGTAACTGTTCCTGTTCCGTTTGGAGTCAATTCAAGATTACCATTACTATTCGTTGTGGATATTACATTTCCATCTATGGTAATATTATCAATGTCTACACTAGTCAATCCATTAAGATCTGTTCTAGATCCACCAAGGGCCACTGCATCAGAACCTATGGTTATTGAACTGTTTGCTAATTTTGCATTTGCAATTGATCCTGCGAGTTGTGCGTTTGATACACTATGAATTGTTACTTGTCCAGCACCCGAAACTGCAAAGTCAGCAGATGCAAATGAAGCCGCACCCTTTGCTGATGTTGATGCAGTATCTATTGAAATTGTAATTGAATCACCACTTACCT